ACGGTAATGCCCACAGTCCATAGTTCCGCCATATTTCTGCGCAGGGAGGCGGCCACAGCTGATACACGGCTTTCCGGCGTCACGCAGACGCACGTAGCGATTGAATGCGTTCTGGGCCTCGCTCTTCCACTGCGTTTTCGTTTTCAACGCTACACGCCTCTCCCGACGGCGCTGACGCCCAGCCTTCTCCTCTTCGCGCTGGCGCTTCTTCTCTGCACGCAGAGCCTCGGCCCGGTTCTTCGCAGTCTGCGCTTTGGCAACCACAGTGGCGCACTCGTAGCAGCAGACGACCTGCCCGTCGCGCGCCGGGAGGAACCACTGGCGGCACTCTTTGTTTGCGCACTTACGGCGGGGTTTCTTTGCCATGCTCAACCCCACGCCTTGCTTTGCCATACCGTGCTCGGGCGCGGCGGCTTATTGCCCTCCGGCAGCAGGGCGCAGACGGTCCATGTGACGCGATCAGGGTTGAGGCTGCGCTCGACTTTAACGCCGCGGCGGCGGTATTGCGCCAGCAGCTCTTCTGCCTGCTCCGTTGTGCAGTCGGGATGATAGAACCAGGTCTCTTTCATCGGCTCAGCCCCCGAAGTGCAGCAGCTGTGCGGCGGCGTTCTCGGCCTCCGCTTCGCTGCGGAATGCGCGGGAGAGGATCCAGCGCCACAGCACGTCGAGCGCTGCGCGATAGAGCTGCTGAAACTCCAGCTCGTCCATACTGGCGAATGCGATGCTGCGGGGATGCTTGCGTAGGGTGCCGTCGGGCAACTGGATTGCGTCGTAGTGGCCAGCCTCGACGATCACCCATGCACGGTAGGCATCAAAGGATTTGCAGAGGCTGATACTACCGGCGCGCTTGTCAGCGATTCGCACTAAATACTGCTCAGCGGCGTCCAGCAGCGCGCCTTCGCTGCCGCCGAACGTGGCCAGGAATTTGGCATAGCCGGTAACCAGCCTGCGCTCGTTGGAAGAGATCGCCCCGCCGGTAGGCTCCCAGTATTCGAAGCCGAGATTCAGCAATGCGAAGAAGCGGCGGTGAAATGCCGAGTTGCGGACCTGTTTGAAGTCGGCCACCAGCACAGCGCCGAGCTTGCATTTTGATTGCAGAAAATCGCTGGTCTCCGGCGTGGCGGGGATCATGATTCCTGGGGACTGCTTGATGAGTTGTAATTGCGCCAAGGTGTTCACTCCGTGGCGCTGCGATGCTCCGGTGCCGTTGTTCAGGCGGCAATATGATTATGTCAGTAAGTTATTGTTCCGGTCAAACGATCCGGCTGCTTTTGCTAACTCAATAAAATCCTCGAGTGAAAGGAGGTGTTGATTAGGACGCACTTTCTCAAGCCCGGTTACCCTCCCGTCTTCATACGTGACAAGGTACTTACCGCCCTGCTGCTTGATGATGTTGACCGCCTCAGCGATGTCCAAATCCACAACTAACCCCCTTAGCGCCTAGACGCTTCAATTCACTATGACTAACCAGTTTTGGCTGTTCACCTTCTGTATGCGAACCACCTTAGCAGATCGGGTAAATTCTCTAATAACCTGCGCGGCAGAAAGTTTGAATTATATCCTGGCACTGCAACCATAGGTAACTTGTACTGTTTTTATATACAGTATTTTATAAAATGTTTTTGTGCAACCAAAAATAAGTAAATGATATTAAAGGTTATTTTTTGACCTTTCCAAAGTATATTACCGTTGCTTTTGGTTGGAACCGCGGGCGAGGTAAGGTGTGTGTGCGTGAAGGTGGAAAATGTCATCTGAAGAGGGAGTTAGTGTGCTTGACTACTTCTTGTTACTCACAGCCATCTTGATGTAATACACTTCGGCTGATGAGTAGTGCAGATGCTTTTTTGAACTTTCGATCATCCATATCTTGCAAAATCCAATCCGTTTAGTACTATCCCAGTGTTTGGAGGGTTGGCCGAGCGGTTGAAGGCACTTCATTGATCCTGAGGCGTATGGGCATGCACCGTACCGAGGGTTCGAATCCCGCACCCTATTCGATGGGTCGACAAAAGTCGGCCCCTCTCTCTTTTAGCTTCTTTCTATATGTGCTGTCTTATTTTCACTGAGTACATTTCTAGAAAATCAGTTCGTGTTAATGCCTATTAGATCAGCGGCAATATATCTATAAAGTCGCAGCTGTGCAGCGAAGATAAAAGACCGTTCTGTAGCCTCAGTTTTGGGGCGTTTTAATGTAATACAGATAGTTTTTACAGTAGTTACATATTGATTTGAAATAACGCTGCCACTGCCCATGACGCGCAACAATTACTTTTCGCAGTTTTTTAACTTGATACGATGTTATTAACGCTAATCTCGGTAGATAAACCCCTCTAAAACCCTTATCAAAACCAAGTGTAAAATAACCACTCATTTTTTGTATTTGGCAGGATCTAGACACTCCGGAAACTTAAGTTCATCACTAAAGTACATAACTTCATCTCCTTTATATCGCTCTTGTGCACTATAATGAATCCCATAAGACAAAGTTGTGCATTCTTTGTACATCTTCTGGATAGGGGCAACATTATCGTAAGAAACTACCCACGGAGTTTTGATTTCAGTTTGAATACGGTCAGCAATTACTTGATGATCATTATGTTCATAATGATTTTCATACAATCCTTTACCTTTAACATAGTACGGAGGATCAAAATAAGTCAATGATGAGTCAGGCAATTTCATAATCACATTTGAGATAAAATCGTTAGCATCTAAGTTACTGATTTCTATAAAATCTTTGAAAGTTGAAATTTTTTTTATCCGATTGATTAAGTCAACCTTATTAAATCTTGCATCTAACTTCCAATTACCGTCTTGGTTCTTGCCGCCAATCACTCCGCCTTTAAGAATGCCCGAACGGTTAGTCCGATTTAAAAAGAAAGTAGCAAATCCTAAACTTAGTGAATCCTCGCTATCCATACGAGACATGATTTTCTTTTGATTATGCCATTCATTGATGTTTACATCTGTTTCATGAATCAGAGCACATAACTCATCAGTTTGGTGCAATACACTATACCAGAACGAGTAAACGGCTTTATTTACATCATTCAGGTAGATCTTAGAAGCTACACCTTGAATTAACAGCCTTAACGCTAGTCCTGCCCCACCTGCATAAGGTTCAGCATAGTGGACATTTTGTAGCCCATTTAATTCAATGATTTTACTCATAAAATTAAATAACTTTCCTTTTCCGCCTGGATAGCGTAATGGCGTATTAAACCGCATAAAGCACCTCAAATTTATTAGCGGCCATTATAACAAAAAAAACAAGCTCATGGCCATACAATAAATATCTTATTTATCAATCACTTATTATCGCCAAGGTACCCATAAACCTTACCCGACTCTATGCCATAACCGTTCAGAAGTGCATGCGCAAGACATTTTTCAAAGTTACGTCTGAATTGATTTTTTATGTCCGGATGTTTTGATAACCAATACCTAAAGGGATTTTTTCTAACAGGGCCAGTTAGGATTTCTTTAATTTTTTCATGCTGAGCAAAAGCTTTGAATAACTTCCTTAACTCGCCTTTGACACTTTCTTCTTTTTTCCCTTTTATAAAATTGGCTATAGATTGCTCCAAAGATATTGGCCAGGTATTTAATTGCAATCTATCAATTATTTCTGCACTTATCTTTGTAAAGACAGCTTTCGTAAACCCGTTATTTTTCTTCCAGAAATCATCAGCGGGGTCTAAATTATATAAAAACTCGAACAAAAGTTGGTCTGGTGGTAAAACCCCAGGCAACAAACACAAGCTTTTTTGAGTTTTCGCTTTTTTAGCGTTAGGGCTGTTATCTTTTGTAACATCCCCATCAAGTATAACTATACTTTTTGAAATGAATTCTGGTATTTTCCTAGATATCAAGTCAAGCATTGTACTACAACTTATATTTACATCTTTAAGTGGATTCAATACTTTTTTTAAATGCCGCTCAGTAATTAATTGTGTAAAGAATGAATAAGCCTCAGCGTCTTCAAAATAAACATTTATTTTGGGGAAGGCTACCTCAGCATCTACCTTTATCGTATCAACCATCAAGTCTGCATTAATTTCAGGCCATGAAAGATTTGACCTGGCTTGTATCGGACCATATGTATCAGTCAAATAAATAGTACTATAATCACCACTTGCCATTTGACTTAATTTAAACACTTCCTCGATGAGTATTGGAGAGTGCGATGTCATCACTATTTGCAAGTTGTAATTCCTTGAAACTTTTTTAAGCACATTTATCAACTCTACTTGAGCGGCAGGAAAAAGACCTGCATCAGCTTCATCAATTAAAAGTATTCCTCCATGGTAATTTCCATACTCCTCTTTTAATCTTTTAAAAGAAAAGATTGCCTGGATTATTTGCCCAACATTATCTTCGCCTACTGAAACAGATTCATGGTCATAATTATCACCATGAACAACCAGTGAGTCTATGGTACCAGTTGTTGCTGTAACTGTAGTTCCATTATTTTTTATAAGCAATCGTCGATTCATCGACATAATTTCATTTTTATGCTCCACAATATAAGCTACATCTCGCTCTCCATATTCAGGACGGAGTGTGATTGGAAGCAATCTTTGCAAGCTGAGGTAAATAACAGGGTGCGTTATATTTCTGCTTCCGGTCCCCTTTCCTAATACGTCATTACCTCTGACAACTGGCCTGGGTTTTGAATGATAAGTTGAATTCACCAAGCCTAACTTAAGATTATCTAAGACTTGATCAAATGCACCGTCGTATAATTTTATATGCACATCCATTGACCCAGGTATATCATATTTACTTGAAAACCTAAAATGCTCACTAAATTGAGATTTAAAACGTGTGGCAGTCAAGGTTCGAAAGTCTGCTAAAGACTCTGGTGGCTCAATTGAGTAATCTCTCGAAAAACTAAAAATCTGGGCAATTATACCTAAAATAGTTGATTTGGATGTTCCATTTTTCCCGCAAATGACTGTAATTCTCTCGCCCAAAGAAATCTCGACATCTTTTAAACCGCGAAATGAATTCACTTTCAGTGTATGTAATTTAGTTATGCGATTTGCCACAAATGATATCCTGCTGGTGTAGGCTGACAGTTTAATGTAACAATTTATATCGTTTTTTTAAGAGTTGCTCAACTGTCCATTACAAAAATTATCACTATATAAGCAACGTACTGAGTAAGCTACGGTTGCTCAGTTTACGACGTTAATCGCCAAAAAAACCATCAAGAAATAAACTGTTAGCATGCCAGAACCCATCTAGCTTTAACCTTTGCATAAATCCGTCCCATCATTGCTGAACATACTGTTGCGGAATGTTCGCCAGCAGACGCTCCAGCTCGATGATGCGGCTGGTGGCGTATAGCAGAAGTGGATCCATCAATCCTTCTCCTCAACGCTGACGCCAGCTACCTTGAGGGCTTGCTCAACATCAAAACGATGCAGCCAGTCCCCGCCTTCTTTGGGGATCATAACGCCCCGTTCGCTCTCGTTAATAGGGTGGCTCGAACGAACGGCATATCCATCAGGCAGTTTGACTGTGAGCGTACGCGCCTCTAGTTTCGCAATTTGCCGCTCTGCGCGCTCGAGTGCGGCCAGCACAGTAGATATCGCAGGCGTATAGCGCCAGTATCTTCCGCCGGGACCAGACGTCGCAGCCTGTAACTCGGATTTAGCCTTTTCGACTTTCATGGCTGAGTCTCCCCGTTGCGCAGCTTCCTGGCGATGCTCAGGAGGTCCTCACGAATGCTCAGCCCGTTTTCCTGTGGATCATCGCTTCCACCGGTGACCACCAGCGGGTGATAACATGCCGCCGCCGTCTCAACGCCCTGCGCTTTCAGCTCGTTTACCGCTGCAGCTGTCGCTGTCTGCCGCAGCACTTCGAGAGCGTCATACAGCAGCGCGGAGGCCGGGTTCAGCGATTTCTCTACCGGCTTAATGCCGCTGGCGCTGTACTGCCAGACCAGCTGACCGATGATCTCAGCGCGTGCCACGTTATCCGCCGTCAGGGCATCACGCTGTTTGGCCGTTTCGCGCAGCGCAGCCGTTGTGCAATCCAGCCGTTCCGCTAGGCGCGTAATCATTTTCACGATATCGATCAGCGGCATGTCACTCGACATCAGCCGCGAAAATTGATGGCCTGCGGCCACCAGCTCTTTGTTATTCGGTTCACTCATGCCCGTGCACTCCCAAAAATTTTATGAATTTTGTAACCCTGCCAGTTCTGACGGCATTCATCCGCAACGGACGGCCTTGATGGTATTGATTGCACTGCTTTCGCTGGCGGCTTTGCTTTTGCTGCTGGCGCTGCTGGTGCTGGCCGCATTGCTGGTTTGGGTCGCTTGATGTTCGACTCTCCGCCAGGCAGCAGCGTGAATACCGGGTGATGCGGCTCGCCGGTGCGGAGAACTACCGACCTGCGGATCAGGTGCAGCAACAGGTTGTGAGATTTTTTGCAGTCGCACCCCAGCAGGGCCTGCACCTGACGTGGTGTGACGGTCTGGTTTTCGCGTAGGTAATCGACGATCACCCAGAGTGATTTGCTGGACATGATCACGCCCTCCCCCCTTTGAGACCGAACTTCTCCCGGATCTCCTTCACCCGTAACATGTTCTGCTCTCGCGTCAGCGGCTTGCCACCCAGCACAGGGAGACGGGCAACCGGTTCGGGAAGGTCTTCACCGTGGCGGATACGCTTGATTATCTTCGCCAGTTCATCTGCTGCTTTGCGGTTTAACTCCATGTCGCTGAGGCCGGCGGAACGCATCTGCTGGTACAGCGTGGTAACCAGCCAGTAACAGGCCCGGAATTTCAAGGTGTGAGGCGTGATGCCATGATCCGGCCACGGGTAGGACTCAGCGTCGTGGTAGCGGCTCCGGTTGCGGCAGTATTCGTACACCAGCGAAACGAGCTCATTCTGGTCAGGCAGGCCGAGAGCGGCGCTATCCTCCGCTTTGCACCAGGCGACAAACTGCCCTGGTGATGGCAGAAATGGTTTTTCCTGGCGGCGTGCGGCGCGCATACCGGCGTTGATTTGTTCCAGAGTGGTGATCCCGTTTTCTTTGAAGGCAAACAGCCACTGGCGGCGCATTTCGTCCAGGTCGTCCTGGCTTTTGCTGGCCAGCAGGGGGAACGTGGCGCGCAGCTGGCGGAACAGCTCATTAAAAATCTCTGCCGTTTTCGCCATCTGCTGCCTGGGCTGCTCATCCTGCACGTCTGGTAAACCGTGAGCCATACGGCGCATGTTTTCGCGATCGAAATCGTGCATACGTTCAGCAATGCTTTTCATCAGAGCACTCCGTTAATCCAGTCGGTGTTGTCCAGCGCGCCAGTACCAGCTTTAGGCTGCGCCTGTCCAGGGTTGCGCAGGCGCTGTGTGGTCAGCTTGTCCCACTGTTTTCGCAGGCTTGAAGGGCTGAGGATGTTGCTCTGCCAGAAAGTGTCTTTACTGGCCCACTGGAGCAGCTGGCAGATGTCGTAATGCGTGCGATTATCCTGGGTGCGCATCAGGCGGATGGTGTTAGCCCACTCAACCCAACTGGGCAGGGAGAGACTGGCGTTGACTTGTTGCAGCTGCGCGAAAATCCACTGGGCTGCCTTGAGATCATCAGCCGTTCCCCAGGACTTACCGGCAGGCGTGTATATCCCGTCAACAGCTTCCGGATGGCGAGAAAGAAATTTTTTGGTAGCGTCGTTTCGGGATTCGTCAGAATTCCGGGACGAAGATCTTTTAATACTGTTCTTGTTCTTGTATTGGGTGTCTACCGTTTCCGGGAAAGGTTTTCCCGATTTCGGGAAGGATTTTCCCGTTTTCGGTGAAAGTTTTCCCGTTTTCGGTTTGTCTAAAATCCAGGCAGATAGCTCAGTATTTATACCGACAATTTTCATCACACCCTGCTTGTGAGCGAAGATGATTTTTCGGGCTGCCAGCGATTTGATAGCGTCCGAAATATGCGAATCACCCAGGTCCGTAAGCTCAGCAATAACCGTGTTTGTCACCCGGTCCTGCTTCTTGTTCCATCCATAGGTAAGCCAGATCACCGCCTCCAGACACTGCCACTCCCGCCCGGACATTCGCAGTCTGGGCTTGAGCTTCTGTATCTCGTTGGCGATCTTGGTATACCCGTTAGCCAGGTCGGCCATTTGACCTCCCGAACGCTCGGTTTTTAATGGGAAATTGATAACTTCAGCGGTATTTGACATACTCACCTCGTGAATTGGCTGCAGTTAGTTCACACCCCGAAAGCCGTTGCTGTTCCACCAGCGCGGCTTTCACCATTTTCAGACCTGTCATATTCCCCCCAGCATTGTCGTTACCATCGCCATCAGCGGCCCGGCCAGATCCGGCTCAAGCCGAAACATCGACACGATCCCCTCACTGACCTCTTTCAGCTTCTGATGCCTGGGCGCATCCAGCAAAATGGCCCGTTTCGCCTCGGCGACCTCCTTTTCGGCATGCGCCAGGCGCGTAATTTTGCAGTCGCCGCCCACCAGAGAACCGCGATGCTCAAGCGGCAGAACGGCCAGAATGGCGGGTGTCAGCTGGCGAACCCGCTCCCGGCAGTCTTCGGTATCAAAACGGTTATCCAGGTACCGGAATAATTTCTGCCTCGCGCGGCTGATGTCTGCAGGAAATTCGATATCCTGCCCGCCACAGCTGCGCCACTGATCCACGATGTGAGCAGCAACGACGTCCTGCCCGGCAACCGCTGCCCAGGCGCGGACTGCGTCGCGGATATCGACATGGTTCGGCTCTTTGACTTGAGAGCGATTTATCATCGCTGACTGTGAAAAAGAGGTACTCTGTTGAAAAGTAAGTGTTTGCATGATTAAGCCTCTTGCCGTGGCAAACCATCTGTTGGGTTGGGGTAAATATCAGGACGAAGCTCATGGGGTGTTACCCCCGTTAGGTCGAAAATTGCCATTACTCGATCTACTGGTACTACGCCACTGGATCGGGTGCGCCATAGACTGATAGTCATAGGCGAAACGCCTAGTCCACGTGCCAGTGCTGACGCAGAGCCAGCTTCAGCAATCGCTTTTTGAAGGGAATCCATAAAACCTCCGTGAGAGTTCAACGGAGTAAATTAAACAACAAGTTTAAATTGGCGTCAATTAATTTCAACCTGTTGTTTATTTCGATATTTAAACAAACTGTTTATAATGTTGATATGAAAGAAGAAACCATTAAAGATTCAGCGCTATCAGATCGGCTAACAAAAATCCTCAAAGCCAAGAAGATGTCCAAATCTGAACTGGCCAGACAGGTTGGCGTGTCGCCGCAAGCAGTTAATAACTGGTTCACTCGTGGGGAACTAGGGAGAGAGTCTGCGCAACGTATAGCAGATGCGTTAAAGGTTTCGATAGACTGGTTGCTTAAAGGAGATCCGGACGACATCCTTACTGTTGAGCAAATCCGCCTAAACAGATTCAAACATTATTTCGCAGCAGGTTTGCCAGATAGCGATAGCTCAACGGAGAAGCAGCTCCTTCAAGACATTCATGACGGTAAACAGATCATTACAGATAGCATTGCCCGCAGGATAGAAGCTGACTATAGCTTGCCCTATGGCGCACTAGATTATGATCCCTTGTACACTCCTTCAAATCCTCTGGAGAGTCTTTCAGAGCAAGAAGTTGAACTCATGCACTTATTCAGGCAGATGCCAAAATCGGCTCAGCGTGAGATGCTCGCAATGTTTAACAGTCGTGTTAGTGAGTATGCAGCTCTGTTTGCAGAAATGCTTGAGACAAAGAAAGCGAAGTAATCCAGCCCATTTTTTTTAAACCGGCCATGTGCCGGTTTTTTTACGCCTATCTCTTTTTTTAAACTTCTTGTTGAAAACAAACTTGACCTATATTTAAACCTGCTGTTTAATTCACTCATCAACAACGCGCTGCGTTGCTCCGATAAACGTTCTGACACCGGGAAAGACCGGGAGGATGAGATGGCAACTACCAATCAGGCAGTACCAAACAGCGGGAAAGCAGTAGTCATGCGCAACAGCCGCACCGGCGCAGCTTGGCTCGTTTCTTTTAACTACACCGATGGCACTTACTGGTATGAACCGCAGGGAAACCTGCGTCACATTCGCCGCCCGTTCGCCGCCCCCAGCATTCAGCCGCATCTGGTACCGGCAGGAACTCACTGATGAATACGTTATTCGCATTAGTGCTGACCGTGGGTATGACCAACGGCGATTTTCAGGATGTGGTGCTGGGTGTGTATGAAGACCAGCGCCAGTGTGAAGCGGCAGCTGTTGAGCAGCATGTTGCGGGCGAGTGTTTCGAAGTTGAGCGCATTGTCCGCAACGGTGAACAACCAGCCGTGACCCTGTAACGAAAAAACCCGCCAAAGCGGGCTCTCCGTCCGGTGACCGACCAAAGTACACCGGAAATTTTAAACCACCCAGTCTATGGCGGCTTATACAGCGCCGGGGATCTTACAACCCAAAGGAGCTTAGACGCAATGAACAC